GGTAAATTCTTTGCGGAAACTCGTTGACAAACGAATGCCGCTGAACAAGATGGGCTCCCCAATGACTACCGATGTGGACGTCCTACTGGCAACAGAGGAGGAGCATCTCGAAGTCTTAAAAATGATACAGGAAAAACAAACAGGAAACCATGAAAACACTATTCCCGAAACAACGAAGCTCTGTTGATTTTATTCTGCGCTCATTGGTGCATTGTCGTTGTGCCCTAGACTCTAGCCATACTGGTGTTGGTAAGACAGTTATTGCCTGTCATGTAGCTAAAGAATCCCAACTACCAGTAGCCGTCATCTGCCCTAAGATCGTCATACCCCATTGGGAGCGCGAACTTGCAGAGGTCGGCGTTACGCCACTCTTCATTACAAACTACGAGAAACTAAAGAGGGGCAACAGTTTTTTAGCTAAGATCGGTAAGAAGCTATTCCGCTGGCAGCTCCCGCAAGAGACCTTGCTGATATGGGACGAGTGTCACAAATGCAAATCTCCGTTTAGTCAGAACGCCCAGATGCTAGTGGCTGCCAAACAAGCTGGTTTGTACAATCTCTTACTGTCAGCGACAGCGTGCCAAGACCCCACAGAAATGCGTTCGTTGGGTTTTGCTTTAGGTCTGCACTCTCTCAATAAGCCGGACGGCAAACTTAAAAGCTGGTTCTCATGGATGATGCAATACGGCTGTAGAAAAGACCCTTGGAACAATTGGGTAGCCGGACCAGTCGCAAAGCTGGTGCCGCTCAATAAAGAACTCTACTCGACTAACTGCGTTAAACTCACGCCATCCGATTTGCCGTCTGCGTTTACTAGCAACCACGTTATCACCGAGCCACTAGCCTTCTCCTCGTTAGGTAACATCGCCAAGTTCTACAAAGACCACGGCGTCACACCGGAGATTGTAGACCAATTCATGGAAGACGGCGGAGCCAGCCCACACATTCTTGTGGAGATCTTACGCGCCCGCCAGCTTGCCGAAGCGGCCAAAGTACCGGACATCGTAGAGATGGTAGCCGATGCCTGTGCCGAAGGATACAGCGTAGCGATCTTTGTAAACTTTGTGGATACCGTCAAAGCTATCCAGTCCCTGATCCCTGAATCCTGTACCATTGTCGGTGGACAATCTGCGGTGGAACGGGAAGCCAATGTACAGCGGTTCCAGACCAATGAGTCACGAGTCATCATCTGCAACATCGCAGCCGGAGGCGTAGGCGTTTCACTACACGACACAGAAGGCGGACATCCGAGGATGAGCCTCATCTCCCCCACCTTTAACGTCAAAGATTATATTCAGACGTTAGGTCGAATCCACCGCGCCAACGCAAAAAGTCCTGCAATTCAAAGGGTTTTGGTGGCGTCGAAAACAATCGAAGAAAAAATTGTTGACAAGTTGGAACAAAAGCGTTTGTCTCTGGACACGCTTCACGCGCAACAGTAAATACTAAACATATGAGCACAGACAAAAGATCCGATAAACCAGAAAATAATTACGACGCTTCAGTTACTCTAATCGACTTTATGGCTGGCATTGCCTTTTTAGGTTATGCTGTCAATAAATTTGAGAATATCGTTATTCCCGAAGGGGGCACATTAGGCGAAGAAGCAAGCCGCGAAAGCTACGAGTGGGCTAAAGCAATGTGTGAAGCCAAAAAGAATATCTAATATGAACTCTGTTGACCACTCAGACCGCGCTCACGCAGAGTTCGGACCTTCATCACTCAAGTACGTATCCCTCTGTGCTGGTTATCACGGCAAGGACGGAAACAACGCCGCGTCTATAATCGGGACACGCATCCACGAAGCTCTTGAAGTACGTGACCCTTCCGCTCTTGAGAGCGACGAAGAGGTTCAGATCTACAGCCGCATGATCGAGGAGGAAGATGAGGTATTCACAAACATCTTCGGCGGCACTGATGGCGTAACCATCCAGCGCGAGAACCGCCTTGTACTCGACCTCGACTGCCAGACACCAACGTTCGGTACTTCTGATATTGTTGCGTTTAAAGGTAATGTCGGCCTTCAGATTGACTACAAAACGGGCATCAGCAAAATCGACGAGCCCCGTAAAAACTGGCAAGCAAAGGCGTACGTACTGGCGATGTTCCAGTCCACCGAACTTGAAACTATCCACTTTGCTTTCCTAGTACCGAAGCGAGATGAGATTTTGACAGGCACGTTTGAGCGTTCGGAGATGGGCCAGCTTCGCAAAGAGATCTCAGACGTAATTAGAAAAGCCGAGACGACAAGACCTAAATGGGAGAACAAGAGCATCGACATCGACGATCTCAACCCCACAGTCAACTGCCGCTTCTGCCGCCACGAAGAACACTGTCCGGCATTGGGCGCTGTGGCTATCGAGGTAGCCAAACGTTATCGACCAGACTTGCTTCCAGACGGACCAATCGCTTCCGGCGAAGTCGACGATCCAGCAGCTATCGAGAAACTCTACGTTGTCGCTAAGATTGTGGAGAACTGGGCAAGCGGCATCAAGCACAAGGCTACCGGTATGGCTCATGACGGAGTTGAGTTTGACTCCCTTAAGCTGCGTTCAATGGGTTCCCTAAAGAAAACACTTGAAAAGAACTATCTCGCGCAACTCGCTATCAAGCACGGATTAGGTCTCGATGAAGTTATCGAAGCCGCCGACTTGACGATGGGCCAACTCTCAAAAGCCCTGCACGAAAAATCCCCGAAAGGAAAAAAATCTTTTGTTGTTGACAGCTTCGAGAAAGAAGCTATTGATCTCAATATCGTTGAGGTTGGACCGACACGATACACACTTTCCTCACGATGAGGAGAAAGGGAGTTACGGCTGTCCCCTTTAGTAAGCGCAAGCAACAACCGATCAGAAACTAGAAAACAGACACATGAGTACAGAAGCACTAAGCACAAGCACATCGACCGGACTCGCGTTCGCAGCGCAAGACATCGACATCCCTCGCCTTAACGTCATCCAAAAGATGTCGGAAATCGAAGGGCCTATCGGATCGGTCGTTATCGACAAGGACTCAGTTCTCCTTGAAGCCGAACAGAAAACTCCGGTAGTCGTGATCGGAGCCATCAAGCGGTGGAAAGAAGATGTCCCATTCGGTGAAGACTATATCCCAAAGATCGTCTCCAACGAATCGGACGCCAAAGCCCTTGCTTCGGAAAGCAGCTACGACGTCACGGAGTTTGCTGAAATCATCCTGCTTATCCCCCAAATCGGTGATGATGACGCATTGTTCCCCTACCCAATCGGCGACGTTAATTACCAAATTGGCCGCATCACCGTTCAGAAGGACGCCTATCGCTTGACCTACAAGCGTTTGTTCACCTTCTCGACATTCAACCCCAACGTTCCGATCTCCTCGCGTTTTTGGAACTTCGGTACTGAGCTGATGTCCAAAGGAAAATACAGCTGGTACGTGCCGACCCTCGCACACACGAAGGACGACGCACCTGCTGAAGTCGCTGAGTTCGCTGCACGCCTTACCAAGGGAGGGAACGACCAATGAGCAACATTGTAATCGACAACCCCCTTGCGCTTTTGAAGCGTGAGGCTGATTCCATCCGCAGTGTGATCACTAAGATCGACGGCGATATCACCACACTCAATGATCAGATCACTGAGTTGATGGTCCAGAAGGCATCTCTCAATCTTGTGGCTACCGCCCTCGACAATGAGATGGATCGCATCCGCCTGTCTCCACAACAGCTTGAGCTGGATCTGGAGGTAGAGTAATAACCCCCATACCGCACCTCGCACCTAATGGTGTGGGGTGCGGCTTTTTACGCACACGACATATGATTACTTACGCAGTTGACTTTGAGTCGTATTACGACGGTGAATGCTCCATCACTACATTGGGGCCGAGGGGTTACTTTTCACACCCTCAATTCGACGCTTACATGGTTACCATAGTAGGCGATGACGGTTTTGTTTACGCCGGATGTCCGAGAGAATTAGATTGGGCGATGCTAGACGGTAATGTGGTATTGAGCCACAACGCCTCTTTCGACGAAAGCCTGTATCTCTACGGCGTTGAGGCTGGCTGGTTCAACCCATGCTCACCAGCAGAGTGGCACTGTACCGCAGATATGACAGCGTTCTTGGGTCTTCCGAGATCTCTTAAAAATGCGTCCGCCGCAGTGTTCGGCATGGAGGTCAACAAGACCACACGTGACAACATGAAGGGCAAGCAGTGGGGTTCAATGACTGACGACTTCAAGAAGGAAGTCACCGAATATGCAATCGTTGACTCCGAACTTTGCTTACGTTTGTGGAAGGAACTATCTGACAGATGGCCCCAGACAGAGCGCAACATCAGTACACTCAATCGTAAAGTAGGACAACGCGGTTTGCCTATTGACACGACGCTACTCAAGACAAACCTTGAGCAGATACGTACTGAATTATTTAATGCAGAGCAGTCTATCCCGTGGATCGGCGACCACACACCGCTCTCTCGTAAAGCCTTCAACGAGCAATGCCGTGCACAAGGCATTGAGCCACCAGCATCACTCGCTGCCGGTAATGAAGAAGCTGACAAATGGTTTGCCGCATTCCAAGACGCATGTCCTTGGGCACGTGCTGTACAGAACTACCGACGCATCAACGCCTTCCTCCGTAAGCTGGAAGCATTCGACAACGGCACAATGGCCGACGGAAGATACTACGGCGGACTGATGTACTGTGGCGCGAACCCCACTGCTCGCTTCAGCGGTAGCGGCGGAAACCTCAACCTACAAAACCTTCCGAGGGACGAGATGTTCGGCGTTAACTTCCGCCATATGATTAAGCCAAAGGACGGATACAAACTGATTGTCGCCGACTTGTCGCAGATCGAAGTACGTACCCTGTGCTGGCTCGCTAAGGACCATAAAGCTCTCGACCTTATCCGTGAGTCTGACGATATTTATCACGCGTTCGGAGTACTGTTGGGTCTGCATGATCCTAACAACGGACCACTGAAAGACTACGACAAGCAGTTGAGGCACAAAGTAAAAGCCATTGCGTTGGGCTGTGGTTATGGCATGGGTGCCGCAAAGTTCTCCACGTTCAGCGGCATGTCGCTCGAAGAGGCGGAGAAGGCGGTCAAACTCTACCGTGATCGTATGCCTATGGTGCCAAAGTTCTGGCGTTCACTCGACCAAGACATGGCAACCGCTTGTGCTGTGAGCGAGCCGTTTCAGCTTGAGCTTCCGTCTGGTCGCGCTTTGCGCTACGGGAAGATTAAGCGGATGAAAGAGATCGGCTCAGTCAATCGGTTCCGTTACATCGGCAAGATCGTACGTAACGGACAGATGCGGGACTTCCCCTTGTGGGGTGGTATCCTTACGGAGAACCTGTCTCAAGGTCTGGCTCGTGATATTTTCTCAGACATGATGCTTCGTGTTGACGCCGCTGGTTTTCCAGTCATCCTACACGTGCATGACGAAATGGTTTGCGAAGTACCGGAAGCACAAGCTGAAAGCGCGCTCGCAAAGATTATGGAGATTATGTCCATCCCCCCGCTGTGGATACCGGATATTCCGGTCGCCGCTGAAGGACATATCTGCGACCTTTATTCTAAGTAATAGTTTATTTAGAATAACCCCAAACAAAAACCGTGTGGCCAACACGTCATCAATTGGCACCTACATATGAAATATAGATACCTAAAAAATCATCGTGCTGCAACTGTAACTGCTGTAGCTGACCTCTCAACATTCACATTTACAAAACCGTCGTTCTCGACGAAAGCGGAGTACCGAGCATGGTGCGCCGACGCCAACACCGACCATTGCTTTTACTCAATGGCAGAAGGCGATAGTCCGAACGGACGAATCAGCGAAGACAATCCGATCAACAAACTGCACGGCTTTGTGGCTGACTTCGATGCTCCGGTCGATTGGCCGAATATTGACAGCGTGCTCAAGATCAGATGTGACGGCGGACATATGCCAACATGGCGTACCAGAACACAGTCCGGCTATATCCGTCTCGTCTGGGAGTTCGATAAACCAATGCCACTCGCTCCAGCTCTAGCCGAATCGTTTATGAAACGGCTGTCGGATGCACTCAAGGCTTCGATGCTGCTGGCTGGCTTCGACAAAACCAGTCTCAAGCCATCGCAGTACTTTGAGATCGGTGAAGACTGGACACGTATCGGCGACCCGATTCCTGTATCCTTTGCCCGAACCGTGCTTCTTAAAGCGGCGAACGATACACCGATCAGGACTGAGGATACCAACATCCCACTCGACGATGTCGCCGCTGAGGTCGCTCGCCGATTCCCTAACCGCTGGAAAGGTGAGTTTGTCGTAGGTGCTCGCGGACCGTTATTCTGGATTGACGACGGAATCGACCGCGACGGCTGTCAGGTTCGTGAAGACGGAATGATCTGCTACTCTGATCGTGCCGGTACAGGGTTTAAGTCGTGGGCTTCGATCTTGGGCAAGCAGTTCGTCACGAAGTACGAAGAGCGGAAACTGTCTAGCCTACTAGATCAGTATTGGTTCAACGGCAAGGGATACTACAAACTTCTTAACGGCGGACCTGTTATCATCCCCAAAGAACAGCTCGTACTCGAACTCCGCAAGGCTGGCTTCTGCCCGAAACTCAAGAAGAACCAGACCGTATCCGAAGTCGAACAAGCGGTACTCACAATCTCTAACGATTGCCGTGTCGAAGAAGTTGCTCCTGTCGTGTTCTCCAAAGAACGTGTGGTCAATTTCAACGGCAGGAAGATACTCAACAACTGCCGCACTACCGCTATCCCATTTGCCGATAACGGTGATGTAGCTAACTGGCCGTGGATTAACGCATTCATTACGCCGTTCTTTGCGAAGGATACTAGCGGCAATGAGACACTTCCGTATTTCCTTGCTTGGTTCCAACGCCTGTACAAAGCCGTACTAGAGTACCGTTTGGACCAAGGACAACTGATGATCCTGTTGGGACCAGCCGGACACGGAAAGACCCTACTCACCAACAAGATTGTCGGTGCAGCAGTTGGTGGTTTCAGCGACGCCTCGGATTATCTATCCGGCAAGACCAGCTTCAACCGCGATCTCTGCGGATCTGCTGCTTGGGTTGTGGATGACCAAACGGCGGCATCTACCTACGCCGACCAGCGCAAGTTCGTCGAGCTTACCAAACGCTGTGTGGCTAACCCGAGGCTTGAGTATCACGCCAAGTACGCCGATGCCATTCCGCTTCCGTGGTCTGGTCGAGTGATGATGTCGCTCAACCTAGATGCCAACTCACTCGCCGCTCTGCCGTCTTTGGACAGCAGTAACCGCGACAAGATTATCGCGTTGCGAATTAACAGCGGCCATAAGGTCAAGTTCGGTTCCAATGAGTTCGTCGAGAACACCATCAACGCGGAGATGCCGTACTTCCTCAAGTGGCTGTACGACTGGCAACCGCCGATTGAGATTAAAGACGCCAGCCGTTTTGGTGTTAAGACTTATATCGACTCGTTCATCGAGGCGGCGGCCTACGACAACAGCTCGCGTTCGGCTATCGCGGAAATGGTGGAGTTCTTCGCCAAGAAAGTCCGTGAGACTGTGGCCCTTACCAAATGGCGCGGCACGCTTACCGAGTTCACAGTCGTGTTGCAGGAATGCAACGGCGGTAGGGCTGTCGGCAACAGCGGCAACCTTGAGTTCGTACGTCGCGGCATGACTGTCCTTGAGGAAGTCAGCCAGCACAACAAGAGCATCAGGCCAGTAAGAAGCAAAGGTCAAGGCGGTGGTAAGATCTGGGAGATTGATCTCTCCGAGGCTTACGACATCGACCAAGGTGGCGACTTCTAAGACAGCTACGGAATTATCGAACCCGCTTCTTCGTGACCTTCACGGAGGGCGGGTTTAATTCTGAAATGGGCAGAACGTACTCGTCGGAGAACGAGAGCTTGCCGTCGTTCGGGTCCACATTGCCCTTAGGCAAAAACGTTGCACGCTCCATAAACTCTTTGGCCGGTAACCAGCCAACAATCGTAGCCAACGTCATCTGTTGGTTGCACCTAACGAAATAGTAGACATCACATTTGTCGCCTAGCTTTTCTTTACTACCCTCTGCACCGTACACACGAGCCACATAATGCGGGTGGGGCACGCTTGCGGCCTTTGTGGTCTTCACATCAATAGTGAGGTCTCCGGTTAGGGCAATGTCGTAGGCGAAGTTAATGTCGCCTACACGACTGCCTCCGATCTCTCGATGGACAAGGATCTCGCCCATCATTCCAATCTCATTGCCGCGACCGCGTGCAATAGAGCCTCTGAGCACGCCCATTGCTTTCGCCTCAGCACGTGCCTGTTTCCGGTCTTCACCGGAGGGTTTAATGACTATCATTAGTACAGTTGGTAGATACGATTGAGACTGCCGGTACCGTATGGATCGACGTTTAGTCTCGGAAGAGCAGCGCCCCTCGATGAGGCGGCTTCTTCTTCCATGAGTTGCATACACTTGTTCCAGTGGTATTCAGCGCGCTCAATATCGGCGTTGTCCTCCATCAGACGACCTAGCAATCCTTGCTTTAAAGCGCCGACGTTGCTGACATACACAATGTCGTTGTCGCTACGGATCGGTTGGAACGCCCGCTTGCAAAGAACATGCACAGTGGTCAACCCATTAGTAGAGCGGTTCAACCGAAACCTACGATAGCGGGTTACGCCGGAGTCCGGTCCGACTGTGGCAATCGTGGTGTCGGTGTCAGCAGCGGTGATGCGGATGTCGTACGCGTCGGTAAGCCCGTCAAACTGAATGCTAATTACCGCATTAACTGGCTCGTCAAAAGTCAGCGGCACGTCGTTGTCAGACACGGAATCGGTGGTAGATACATAGATCTTGTCGCCGTCAGTTGCGGTGACAACAATAGTACCGCCATCGTTTGGATTAAAGTTATTGCGTGTGGGCGACTGGTCCGACGGCACGATGTGGAGTGTGTCGGTAGCCGTCTCGATGAGCTTCTTGAGTGGATGGTAACCAGCGTCAACCAAACCCCATGTCAGGTCGCTTGAGCCGATGCCCATACCGACTGATTTGAAGTCGTGCCAGAGGGACCGAACGGGTACCGGTTGGTTATCCACGAGCGTGTGTAGAACAGCGTCGGCTTCGTCTGGCAAGGTAATGCAGTTATCGACCACCGGCAAACTGTACTGAATGGTCAGATCCCGATACGTACCCATGTTGTAGATACGAGACAGGACCTGATTCAGGCTCTGCTTAAAGCTGCCGTCTGGCTCGATGTAACTACCGAGCATTGGAATCAGCTGGTTGACGGTGGTTGCTGGCATTACTTCTTGGGTTTAATTTTAACGTCGCCGCTGTGCAGCTCACCCTTCAGTTTGCCCTGTTCCTTACCACTAAGGGGGCTGGCTTTACTGAGCAAGTAGGCTACTTGTTTTTTGGTCTTGGTTTTCATACAGGTCAAAAAGTACAGGAAAAAGGGTTTAGGGTCAAGGGTAAAGGATTAGGGGATGGGCCCATTAAGGGTAGCTCCAGTGGTGGTATTGTAGACGGGCTGGCCATTAGCCGTTTTGTAGGGCCAAAATTCATTGGCTTTAATTTCTATTGGGCTGGCGGGCGTGAGTCCTGTAACTGTGACATCTGGTAGGGGCGGTGGTGAATCCCCAGAAGATATAGTTGTTGTGGTCGTAGTAGCTATGCCATACGCCTTTATTGTTTTACTTACCGACCCAAAACTGAAGATAGCTGAAGATTCGATATACTCTACTTCGGTTAAAATAGAGGCGTCATTGTTTCCTGTTTCTGTTTTAGATGCCGTATCGCCTACATTACTTAATTCAGTCCCATTAAATTCAATTTTAAATTTATGTATTAACAAATAAATAGATTTAGATATACTCTTACCAGAACTTCCTCCGATGTAATCTGGCGGTCCTGAGTTAATTGATGTAGCTGCACCAACACCAGCTGAACCATTATATATTGAACCGGAATCAAATAGAGTTGGCTCTCTAAAACCCCCGATATAAAACTTAGATAAATCATCAACATCAACTAAAATAAAAATGTTTGTGTCTCCGTAACCACCGTAAGCTCCACCGACGTATACTTCTACTGCACTCTCAAAAGCAGACCCATTGCCATTTTCATCAAGATTATCGTCGTATTTAGAGCCTTGAGAATATAAAACTGACCGACCCTTTAATGATGGAGTAAAAAGATCTTTCGGATTATTTTCGTCTGGAACAAAAACAGGAGAGTAAGAGAATTCAAAGTTGTTGCTTAAAGGTACATCCAAACTAAACCCAGCCCCTGAGGTACTAACGGTCTGATTAAGTACTTCAGGTTTAAGTTTTTTTATTACAGAGTAGAAATACAGCGCCTCTTGTAGTGTAAACGGCCCAATAGATCCGTCGGTCTCTATAATATATCTACTAGCATTTACAATAGTGGAGGAGGAGTTTATCTCTTTAGTCACCACCCACGTAGGAAGACTTGACGGAAAAACATAATCAGGATAAGACCGTTCTCCAGTAGTCTCATTCACATTGACCCAACCACTTAGTTTTGGGCGATAGACACCATCAACTTTTACATACTCACCATTAAATTTCTTGCCTAAGTAAATACCAGCACCACCGTCCCCACCTACATAAGCGCTTTGACGGTACACTGCCTCCAGATAATCTCTTATCGGAACTGTAGATACTCTGCCAAACATATCAGATTCTGGATTGGTGTGTCGGGGCTACCTGTAGGATATAAACTGGAACGCCGTTGTGAAAACTTACAGCAGTTCTAAAGGACGTCGTAACGGCTTGCCACGGTCTAAGTAACTTACCGGTACCTTGTGTTTCCACTGTGATCTTACCAATTAGTAATCTTAGTTTTGTTTGTTTCCCACTCTCTATTTTTACTTCGTCTGTTTCATCTTCACCAACTGCTTTGATGGTAAAACCAGCGCTATTTATTTCAAAGGGGTTTGATGTTACAGTAGCTTCGGCAATAATAAATTTTTGTTCAGTGATTTCCTTATCCTCATTGAGACCTATAATATTAAAAGGACCTCCGTTTATTCCGTTTATGATACTAGAATTATACGCTACTTTATACTTAGGTTCATCGCCGCTTTTAACTGTAATTTTAAATGGAAACTGAGAACCTGCCCCGCCTTCTCCAGATAGGAAATAGTCAGAAGGACTGATATCTTCGCCCTTCATCGAGTCCTTGATCGTGTCGCCAATAGATGTATCGGGATCAATACTGATTGTATGGGAGTCTTGAATATACACAACCATCGCCGATTTTCCATCAGCAGATTTAACGTATAGTGGTGTAACGCCGTTTACATCCAATGCTTGTTCATTAGACCTACGACGACTTAATGAGTTTGACATCGGGTTAGCAACACGGCGGTCACTGTCCGTGAGTGGTGATGCTTTTGAGTTAGCTACTTCAATTTTACTATCCGATACCGGTCTGGCTTTTGAGTTAGCTACGTCAATATTACTATCTAGTACGGCCCTACTTTTAGAGTTAGCTACTTCGATATTGCTGTCTGATACGGTCTTAGCCCTTGAGTTAGATATCTCGGAAGTACTATCCGATGACTTAGTCTTCGAATCGCTAGTTGCGATCTTACTCTCATCCGCAGCGCTATTACTAGCGGAAGACACAGCAATATTGCTTTGATTTACCGGCGCATTATTAGTATAAGTAGACATACTCATACCAGTCCAATTCTGCTGGGACCACTTTTCCGAGGCTGTGCTCGTCGGCAATGAGAAATCTATAGTACCACCTGTAACAGTAGGGAACACACCGTTAATTGACGTATTCCGTAGGGTATCGACAACCATCTTGCCAACATCTTCCTTAGATATTGCCGTCGCCTCCATACTACCCAAAAAGAACGGTTGTATGTTCGGGTTGGCTGGCGGTGGTTGTGGGGTAGACCGTACAGTCTCAGCTGAATTAGGATCTACAGAATCCCGAACTACGTTTGTTGACGGAATGATGTTCTGGCCTCTCGGATCTGTATTGTCCGGTATCGCCATTCCTGTGATAATTGTAGCCATAATTAAACAAAAACCTCAATTGATTCCGTCACCCAGATACCGTGTCTCCAGTGCTCAGACTGTCGAGAAACCTCGACCCAGCCGGATAGTGAAGTTGGTTTTGTTGCAGGAATCTGGATAGACTCACCTGATGGCAGAACAACGTCAATCTTTTTTCTTAGGCATTTTGGTATCGACAAAGTAAATATACTCTTGCCAGTTGTTTTGGAGAACGATGTATTTGTCGAACTTGAAGTAGACGTAGACTGGTTACTCGACGAACTGTTAGATGTTGACGAATTATTGCTGGTGCTTGTACTGGTACCGCTAGAGCTATTATTAGATGAGTTAGAGCCAGAGTTAGCGGATGTACCGCTTGATGAGCTAGTTCCTACTTGACTAGACGCTCCGCTCGAAGCGCTAGTTCCTACTTGGGTTGACGAGCCAGCTGATGAGCTAGTTCCTACTTGGGATGATGAACCAGCTGATGTACTAGTTCCTACTTGGGATGACGAGCCAGCTGATGAACTAGAACCTACTTGGGATGATGAACCAGCAGAATTACTAGAGCCGTTTTGCACTGAAGTACCAGTAGATGTTCCTGCTTGGTTTGAGGTATTACTCGCGTCATTAGTAGAGTTCTCTGTTTTACTGATTAGTGTAGCTTTTCTGGTTACTGCTGGAGTGCTGCTCCAAACAAAACCACCGTCTTTGTTGGTTTGTATCTGGTCCCGAGTAACGCCACTACCAGTTGAAAAAGAGCTACTAAGTGACGAGCCAGCCGAGTTACTTGTAGAAATATTTGTAGTTGTGCCATTACTATTCGAAGTGCCGTTACTACTCGAAGTGCCGTTACTACTCGAAGAACCATTCTGTGAACTTGTTCCGTTACTACTCGAACTACCACTCTGTGAAGTCGTGCCGTTGCTACTTGAAGAACCGCTACTACTTGAAGTACCGTTACTACTCGACGTACCGTTCTGTGAACTCGTGCCGTTACTGCTAGTGCTTCCGCTCGTCGTAGTTGTACCATTGCTAGAAGCTGTGCCGGAAGACGTGCTATTAGATGTACTACTAGAGGAAGAAGTAGAACTAGTACTAGAGGTACTTGTTGAGCTATTGTTGGACGTTCCACTAGAAGTTCCGCTGCTTGTAGATTCGTTTCTTGATTCACTTTCGGCTATGTGCTCAACAACATACTGAAATGCTTCTGAGGCGTAAGTAATTCTAGTGTTGGCTGGATCGAAGTCAGCAGGAGGACCGTGGGTAAATGACCGCGTAGTCTTAGACTTCAATGGACCGTCTGGTACGCGGCCCCATGTCGGAACAGCCACATAGCGCTCTGTTCCGACTATAGTAATACCTAGTAGTACTTCCGGCAGATTCTCCCTACGCAGACCGTACCATACTTGGGGCTCAGGCAACGCTGGTAAGTAAGTTGTATTGCGTACCGAGTGCCATTGATCTTTAGGCTGGATATCGACTGAACCAAATGATCCGTCGCCGCCGTAATAAAGACCACCGCTTTCCGAGTTAGACGGAATTACAGTAGAAGAAAAGCCGAGTGGTACTCCGTACCTACTGTCGATTTGTGCGCCATATACGGTTGGGAATAGTGGATTGCCATTAGCGTCCTTCGGTGCTTCAATCGTTGTCTTCACACTCAACCCATTACCCAATGTGGTAACAGAGCTTTCCAGAATACCAAAGCCGGAGTCTGCGTGTGTGCCATCCTCAACGAGAGATTCCTTACGTTTAGCCACAACCCCGCCGTAGTCGTTAACGACAAGCTCGCCTTCCGGCAAGACTACTGGCAGTTCTGGTTCGGACCTTGACGTCGTCTTAACTACCTTTACATTGGGATTAAGTTGGTCTTCTGAAGAAACCAAATCGTTACCGGTAAGTACTGGTAGAGCAGCATAACCTTCTTTGATTTCTTCAGTAGTAACATTAGGAATAGACTCCCGAAACTTATCGGGGATTAGATCCGGTTTCTGTGCCGAGTAGCTGATCTTCGTCTTGAGGAACTCGTCCTCGACGTATGTACGCTCCTCAATGACGTAGAGCGAATCAAACTCCGGCTCACTCTTAGCTTGTTTCTTGTCGAAGAAAATGTAGTTGACGCCCTCAAAGGTGCCCTCTGGCACGTCCGGCATAGGCGCTTTAAACACAGGAAACTCAGGATCGAAGTCGGACCTCGGCGTGAGGTAAGTCCTAATGACAACACGCAGCTCCCGTCCTCCGGCATTGCCGATAATATTACGATAGCCAAACGAAAAATTGTAGCGATCCTGCTCCTCTCGATCCGCCGCGTAGAAAAACTCAAAGATTCCGTCGCGCTCGATATCTACCGGTTTGACGAAGATCAGCTTGTGGTGGGGCCACTTAACGGAATCAGGATGTGGGGTACCATATGCAGGAATGTCGGAGCGGGTGCAATCCTTTACCTGACTAAACAGCACATCACCACTATCCGGCGTCGGATAAACGCGGCGGTCTTGACGATATGGAGCTTGCGGTAGTTGGGATACTGGCATGTTAGATCAAAATATTAAGTCGGGTCCCATGAGATAGATGCGAAATCGTATCCGATGGCTTTAGCAGTTGAAGAATCTCCAGACGTGCCGATCAGATTTAAAACATAGTTTGTTGTATCGAGATTTAATCCGGTAAGGTTTGTGTATTGTATAACAGTTGGTGCGTTAAGCCCACTACCTTTTAGTTCAACAAAGACATCTAATTCGGTGTTACTTACACGTGAAAGTACGGCTTCTACTACCCAATAAAGAGTAGTTGGTGATCCGTTTGGTGTGAAAGCAGTAGAATCAAAAATGGTGGTAGGAGTTCCTGATGGACCGAACGTTAATTGGATTTGTCTGGTAGCTGGACTCGAAGCTGTTGTGACCCTCCCGCGATATTTAGCTATAATCTGCCCACCAGTCCCACGAAGCCCAGTGGCTGGAATCGTGTAGGTGCTCATTGTAGTCGCAGTCGTAGACGAACTAAGGTAACTAGTTGAATCACTATAAACTATCCCACCAACCCGCTGACCCGCTGCACCTGCGATAATCCTTGGATTAACGAGAATTGACCCTTGTGTCGAACTAACTTGGATAACATGACCTAATTTAATCTGGCTGTTAATAAAACTTTGTTGTGTGTTTGACCACTTTCCGTCTGTTGATAACCAGATTTCATCTCCAGCTGTCATTCCAGTGGTTGTATACCCAGCAGCATTTGTAAGACCCCTTACCATGCCAGTAAGTGTTATATAGCCGTAACCACCAACAGAAATCGCTTGTGTAGCTATGCCCAATGTTTTATTTGCAATATTGTTTACACTTGTTGCAATCTTTACAGCAGGAATATCACCAGTAGAAACACCGGAAATATAAACAGCAGCCCCGTTTGGTATCGTTACGATATCATCGTTTTCGACATAAATGTTTTGTTCCTGTCCGACTTGTAGTGTTGTATCTCCGGCGAGTTTTATGTCGAGTGTTTTATCGGTAGCGTTCCAACGAAGCTGGCCTTCAGTCAACGCGGTTGCGGTATCAGGAGTCGTGTCGAAGGCTAAGGTTCCGATCCCTTCTGATCCGTATCCGGTACCGCCAAAAGCCGATGGTAATACTTCATATGATGTTACTCCACCGCCCATAGGGCTGAGATACAAAACACCATAATATGGAGAAGCATCTAAATCAAACCCAAAACCACCGTTATAAGTAGGGAGAACTCCAGTAACACCACTGTCGAGTGGAAGACCAGTACAGTTTGTTAATGTACCGGATGCTGGCGTACCTAGAACTGGTGTGGTAAGTGTCGGACTTGTTAGAGTTTTATTGGTTAGCGTTTGAATTGCTGTTGTGCCGACAAGATCACCAGCAGGAGCGTCTACGGTTGTGAGAGCTGCTGTCCCTCCAGTTGATTTAAGAATACCAGCAGTAAATGTCGATTGACCTGTTCCGCCGTTAGCTACACCAAAACTACCAGACAAGTCAGTAACGGGTATAGTAGCAGACGCCGACATGGCACCAGTACCATTACCTTTAACATATCCAGTAAGAGATGTAGTACCAGTTCCTCCACTAGTTACTGGTAGCGTGCCAGCAACACCGGTCGTTAGTGAGAGGCCAGTACATGCTGAAAGGTTACCAGATGAAGGTGTTCCGAGAACAGGAGATACGAGAGTTGGTGAGTTTGAAAGTACACTGCTACCGGAACCCGTTGAACTTGTTACACCAGTACCACCGTTAGCCACAGGCAAAGTGCCACTAATATCAGCAACTGGAACTGTTGAGCTGGTAGATAATGCAGACGTTCCAGTACCTTTTACATATCCTGTAATGGTTGTGAGACCGGTACCGCCGCTAGATACTGGCAAAGTACCAGTAATATGTGTTACGGCTCCGCTAAGAGCAACCTTACCATAAGACGGCGCGTTATTAGTACCGTTAGTAGTTAGTACATTTCCAGCGGCAATGCTTGCTAGTTTGTCCAGTGTAGTACTAGAGCTTGCGTACAACAAGTCACCGATAGAGTATGAAGTAATACCAGTACCACCAACTGGTGCTGTCATAGTCGGAAAGTCAGCAGCAACAGCAATAGACGGAACTCCGGTACCTGTTGTGTTTTTAAGGATGCCGGTACCTAAACCAGAGAGCAGAACGTTGTTAATCTTGGTTACTTTGAGTACACCACCAGTATCAGTCACATCTCCACTGTGTGTAATATTACTTACTTTGTCGGTGTTAGCAGTAATTTCGTTAGATAATGCCGTACTAAGCATCGACTTCTCAACAGTGGACCAAGACGGTGCAGCCGCGCCGTTTGATTTAAGAACTGTGCCAGACGCACCAGCAGTCAGCATAGACGTAGAATCATTCGCTGTCTGGTAAGGCAAAGAGCCAGTGGCACCACCAGCAATATTCGTAGCTTTGGTAGCCGTCGTGGCTGTTAGCGCATTACCAGTGGTGCTTTGGTTGAGTGTCGGATAGTCAGCGGCGGTAGCGATAGAAGGAATACCAGTAGTAGCTGCAACTTTGAGCACTCCGCCACCGAGACCAGCTAATGAGACGCCTTTAATTTTATCGACCGTAAGTACCCCAGAAGCATCTGTGACGTCACCAGTATGGGTGGCGTTCGAGACCTTAGCAGTGTTAATAACATGCTGGTCGAAAATGGCCGAACTCATCAGACCGCTCGTACTGGTGGTAGCT